GCGCGTAGGCCACGAAGGCGAGGAAGGCAAAGAACAGAATGAGGAGAACGAGTTCCATGCCGCGCATCGTAGCGCATTCTGCGGATTTGTGCAGGGCAGGAATGGGGCGGCAGGTTAATCCAGCCGCCCGGCCATATCCGCAGCGCTCTCGTTGTAATAGACCATGAGCTGCTTTAGATCGCGGTGCCCAACCATCCTCGCCAAGTCAAGTACGTCCAGCTTGCGCGCCAGCCGGGTAATGGCGGTGTGGCGCAAGTCGTGGAACGTCAGCCCTTCGACTCCGGCCAACTTCTTCGCCTTCCTGAAATTCGCGTCGATCTGCGCGGTGGTGAGCTGGAACACTGAACTTTCGCCGCCTGCCTGCCGCAACAGCCTTATAGCTTCCGGCGACAGTGGTACGTCGCGGATCGCAGCTTCTGTCTTTCCCCCGCCTTCGTGCCCGGCAACGTGTAGGTAGCGCTTGGCGGCATGCACGTCCTTCCAGTTCAACGCGGCAATCTCCCCAGCACGCATGGCGCTTTCCACGGCAAACAGCATGGCAGCGCCCACCCTTGCGCCGACGGATCGCGGTGCGATGTCGTGTCGGTATCCTAGTGACACGGCCAGCCGGTCAAGCTCGTCCTGTGTGGCCGTCCTGTCGCGTGGCTTCCCGTGCTGCGGTATCTTCACTCCGCGCATCGGGTGATCCTTGAGCCAGTGCCATTCCTTCAGCGCCGTCGAACAGGCTGATGACAACAGTACCCATTCCCTGCGCACGCTGGCAGGCGATACCTCTACCAAGCGCCGGTCACGCCAGGCCGCAAAGTCAGGCTGCCTTATATCTGCCAGCTTCACCTTGGCAATCTCGTCACGCAGAATCAGGTTGATCCGCAGCCGCTCCCATCGCTCTCCCTTCTTGGTTGGCGATACCTCGTCGCGGTATTTTTCGAGAAGCTGCCCAAAGGTTTTGTTGGGAATATCGCCATGCTTTCCTGCTATGATGTCGGCCTCAGTTTGTGAGGCCCATGCCTGCGCCGCCGTCTTGGTCGGGAATGTCTCGGATTGGACGACGCCTAACTTGCGGACGATTGCCCGCCATGATGTGCCGCGTTTTTGGAAGGTAGCCATTTTGAGTTTGGTACAGTTGTGGTGCAAAAATGGTACACCAAAAAACAGCAGCAAGCGAGAAAGCCAGTTAAAACGTGGTTTGATGTGGTACAAAAAAGCCAATAAAAAAGCCACTTCAATCACTTGAAATGGCTTGATTACGGGGTTTTCAGGGTATTGTCGTGGTGCCCAGAAGAGGACTCGCGTTCCACGTGGAACAAGGCTTTGCGAAGTGTTTGGTGCAAATTTGGTACTACGCCGCCAACTTATTCCGTTCCGCCCAGCCAACAATGTCCGCCCGGTGCCAGCGTTTAGGCCGCTTGCTCCCGACCGCTACCGGCAACAATACGGGCTTCGGAAAGTCCGGTAAATGCACCCAGCGGTCATAGACGTGGCGCGCTGAAATGTTGGCAAGCCGGGACAGGAGTTCTGCTACCTCCGCCTGCGTCATCAGTGGTTCAATGTTGGTCATGGCTATCCTCTCGGTGGTTGCGGCGCATTTCTCATTCGGCACGAAGTCCTCGCAGACATCCTGCCCGGCGCGGAATTCGTTGAAGTCTTGGAATGATTGGATCGCGCTCGGCTTCGCTGTGAAGCGGTAGCACTCTTCACGGCTTGGGCATTGCGTGTCTTGGCACATGCTGATGTCTGGCATTACATCGCCCTCCACGACACACCAGCGCCAGGCGCGCCATGCCACATGAACGGGATATCATCATCGAAGTTGTCGAACGCGCCAGTCTTTGTTGTCGATGCGCTCGTGTTTGGTTGACGCTCTGGCGCTGGTTTAGATGGCGCACCGCCCGGCCTTCCTGCTGGATTTGAATCGCGCTCTGCCGGCGCGGAATGCTCGCCACTCTGAGACTTGCCGCCCAGCATGGTCATTTCGTTGACAACAATCTCTGTGGTGTAACGATCCTGCCCTTCCTTGGTCTGCCATTTGCGGGTTTGCAGTTTGCCCTCGACGTAAATCTGCGAGCCTTTCTTCAAATACTCTCCGGCAATCTCAGCGAGGCGGCGGTAAAACACCAGGTTATGCCATTCGGTTTTTTCCTGCTTCTCGCCGCTCTTGTCCTTCCAGTTTTCGGAGGTCGCCAGCGTGGCGTTGGTCACCGCATCGCCGTTGGTCATGTAGCGCGTTTCCGGGTCTTTGCCCAGGCGGCCTATCAGAATCACTTTGTTGACTGACATCACTCTTCCTCTTCTTCAAAAATACGTTGTTCAATTCCGTGCAGAACCTTTTCCTGCTTTTCAGAAAGGCTGGTGCGCCCCTTGATGCTGGGCAAAAACTCAAATTTCTCCCACGATGAAAGGTCGCTGCCAACCGCTTCATCGAGGATTCGCTGTACGCGCTGGGCGGGTGTCATGGCTGCACCTCTGGATACCCGTCGTGCTGCACGCCATCAAGCAAGCGTCCTGCGGCTTTCTTGCCAATACGTGCGACCGCTGCATCGCCTTTTCTGAAATGTCCGTCTGGTTCGCGTCCATCGCCTTGTAAATAACGGACATGGCCACGGCGCAGATCGCCGCCTTCATCCCCTCCTGCACGCGCTTGGTGCGGTGCCCACTCGCCCCATTGCTTGAACAGAAATGGCACACCAGCTTCGGCGCATTGATCGCGCAGACTTCTAGGCCAAGCCGGGTGCATTGGACGCGCGTTTGCCCCGGATTCGCCGCCAACGACCACCCAATCAATAGGTGATTGCATTCCACCAGGAACGTCAATCGGGCCATCAAGACTGAATATCGTTACCGCCTCAAGCAACGGCTCCATGCTCACCCAGCGCACCGCTGCCGGTGTTTGCAGTAGTAGCGGTATACGCTCGTCGGCGGCTTCCTGATTCTCGACGGTGACGCCCATCCATACGTTCGCCAGCGGAAATTGCATATTGCTTACGCGGACATCGCCAGTGCCTGCCGCATCATCTCGGAGCCCCGTCATATCGCCAGCAATGCGGCCACACTTCGAGCGGGTGAAGTGGAACTCGAAGTAGTCGCGCATCCGCTCCGGCCGCTTTGTCAGCACCTGAAATGTGTGCTGCTTTGCCAGCGCCATCACCGCGAATACCTGATCAATAAACTCATCCGGTACTGATTCATGAAACAGGTCGGACATTGAATTTACAAACACCATGCGCGGACGTTGCCAGCGCAACGGGTCTTGCAGATGCTCATGTACCAGCTTGATCGTGCCGTTCCACTTTGATTGTCCGTGCGTATCCTTGGTTGTCAGCCCTTCGTATGGCTGGCCGATGCCTGAGAATCGCCCGGCCATCGTCTCTGCGTAGCAGTTGCGGCATCCTTCTGATACGCGCGAGCATCCGCGTAACGGGTTCCACGTTTGCTCTGTCCAAGCTATCCCACCGTTTCGTTGGTCACTCATGCTTTCCTCGATTCTGGATACTCGAACTCAATTCGAGTCACTACGGTTTCAGGTGTACATCCCTTGTGGGAAGCACAGAACATCTGGATAAAATCAGATGGAGTCATATGAGGAAAGCCCTCGCGCCTGCATTCCATAACACCGTAAGCGCCAGCCATCATGTGCTGCAACTGCTCTCGGCGAACGCTCACCACGCGCACGGGTTCGCGCAACGCCTCAATCTTCTCTCCAGGCTTTAACCCCATGCACTTCCTCACAGGGCGCAACATGTCTTCGGGCTTTAGTTTCAGCCATCCGAGGCGGCGCGTGACGGTCTTTGATTCGTCCTGAATTTGTTCCGTCGTCAAAGCAAAACTCATATTGCGCATGCTATTCCTTTCATCGTGTTGATCCTGTGTGATTGAGCATTGCCCGATATGAGCGCAGCGCGTCGGTGCGGTCGCGTCCGCCTGATTCGTGCTGACGTAGCCGCTGGTGGTAGCGACTGCGGATGTAGCGCCCGGCGGAAATATGTTGCGGCCAGACGACATAACCCAAGAAAGGAATTCCCGCGCTGGCCGGAGCAAGTCGAATCTTGTGCGGATGGATAGTCAGGCCGTCGCCGGCCAGCTTGGCGGTGATCAGTTCTCGCAAGGTTTGCAATTCTTCCCGCGACTCGCCCAGGATTACCATATCGTCCACGTAGCGGATGTACCGGTGGACGCGCAGCGTTTCTTTGATCCAGTGGTCGAAGTCGTTCAGGAATATGTTGGCGAATAGCTGGCTGGACAAATTGCCGATGGGCATTCCCTTAGCCGCCGTCTGCCGGTACAGCGTTCCAGCATCGAATAGGTGATCGTAGCTGTCATCGGTCTGAAACGAGTCGATCAGGTTGATCAGCAGCACGCGCAGCTCGTGATCGCCGATGTAGCGCAGCACGCGCTTTTTTAGCAGGGCGTGGTTGACCGAGTAGAAATACTTGCTGATGTCGAGCTGCAACACCCAAGTGGCTTTGTCGCTACGGGCGAACTGTGCCAGCCTGCGGATTGCAGCGTGAGTGCCGCGACCGGGCAGATTGCCGAAAGTGTCATGGATGAAACGCGGCTGCCAGATTGGTAGCATATACCGGTACAGCATCCAGTGAATGATGCGGTCTTTCATCGGAGCGTCCACCACGTCGCGCCATTTTTTCTCGCGCACGGTGAATGTCTTGTATGGGCCGAAGGTGTAGTCCCGCTCGCGCAGCCTTTTCTGGATGGTGATCAGATGACGCAGAGGATCAGTAGAGAATCGCTGAATGCGCAGATTGTGCGATTTGTTCTTGCGGGTGTTCAACCAGCAAGTGAATAGATTGGGTAGGCTGGTTAGATGATGAAAGTCACTGCCGCATCCCGCCGCGCCGCCCGTAGGCATCGCAGCGGTTTCCGGTTGGGCGTATTGCCGTGCTTTTGGAGCTTGCGCTCCGGGAGATTTTCGACCAAGAGTTGACCTTCCGTGGGTATCCCCAGTGTCTAGGCCGTTTTTTCTTGGGTCAGCGGAAGCCGATGTTGTCGTTGCGATTGTCGGGGTTGTCGTTGTTGAGATTGAAGACGCCCGCATTCGAGTCGGAATTCCAGTGGCTGCCTCGGATGAGCGCATTGCCAGACCTTTCAGAAAATCCCCCCCGTTGTTCATGGCCGCGCTCCTTGTGAGCGAATGAGCCCGCCAACGAGACGGCCAAGTTCAACGGCTAGACCCGCTCGGTGCTCAAAGTTGAGCGCAAGTATTCCTAGCCGTTGAGCCTGTGCAAGATAATGCTTGAGCAAGTCAATATCGGCTGAGAGAGACTTGAGCAGTTGTGGTTTATTGTCCTCAAGACCGTAGGACATGACGCCGCGCATGATGCGACAGATGCAGGCGCGCAGATTCTCGCCATACGTTGCGCGCAAGTCGCGCGGCAACTTGATAATGTCTTGCAGAAGCTGCGTGTCCAGGTCTTGAGCCTTGGCCTTTAGCTGGAAACATGCGGCGTCTGGGCTGGACAGCAATTGAGTTGCGGCGGCTTTGTTTACCTCTCCGCGTTGCTTGAGGTCATCAATCACCTCTTGGATGACTTTCGTTGAAACGGATTCCAGCACCGAATTGTTCCCTGTTGGCTGATTTGAAACATAGATCGTGTGCCCATCCGCCTGATTGCCAAGTGCGACAACGTAGGGAATGCCGAACTCTTCGACTACCGTCCACAACCTACGCTTGAAATTTCCGACTGGAAATCCGATGCGAATATGCGGCTCGGTTGCAGCCCCGACGAGCTTGAGCTTGTACTTTTTCAGTGTGGCCAGCGCGTATGCCGTGCGGTCGTAGCCATGGAGGAAATTGCCGGATTGCACCAATATCAAGTGGCCGGCGTGTTTTTCTTCCAGCTTCTGCGCGATGGTAGCTACCGGATCAGCCTGCCCGAGTCCAGCCTCAATGCCCTTAAAGGCGCTGATGCTGAACTCTCTGAGTTCGTCGCTTGTCGGTGTTGGTATTGCTTGCATGATGTTCCTAGTTATTTGCTAGGCCACGGCTACGCCGCGACCCGTGACCCGTGCCCAGTGACTCAGAGACTCTTGGTGCAGCGGAAGCCGACGTAGTCGCCGCGATCGTCGGGGTAGTCGTAGCCGAGATAGAAGACGCCCGCATCCGAGTCGGAATGCCAGTAGCCGCCTCGGATGAGCGCAACGCCAGACCAGTTCCGCTCTCCGTCAGGACGCCAGCCCATTCCCTTTTCTTGGGATGGGTAGGGTGCTGTGGTCAGGCTGGGTGAGTCAGCCTTGATGGTGGTGGTCAATCCTTTTTCATCACCCTGCACGTCGTCGAAAATCCACGAAAAAACATTGCCGTTCAAGTCGCAAACCTTCTCTCCGTTCGATAGCGTCAACCAGCGGCGCTCTTTGGCGTCTGGAGACTGGAAAGTGCCAGGCTGCGCGCTGGACACATTGCCTTTGCGTAGGCCACGGAATAATTTGCCTTCCCCGACCTTGCCCTTCGTCCAGTTACAATCCTGCGCCGCGACGTTGTGCCGGATCGCCAGTTCTTGAGATTCAGTGATGAGTTTGAACCCAGCCTCTTCGCACGCTATCTTTGCTTCCTCGAAGGTGTTGCTCACCCATGGCGCGCCATCGGCGGTAATAACGGCTTTCCCATTGGCACCCTTGCTGCAATGGAATTGACCTGCCTGAAAAGCTGGAACGACAAGACCGTTCGGCAGTGTCATTTCTGGGACGGTTATAAATTGGTTCATACTGCCTCCTTGATGCCGCCACCCGTTCTATTAAGTGGCGGCAATTGCGTTATGCCGCGAATGGTTTACCGTGGAACAGCGTAAATCCTGTGGCTTCTTTGATGTTTGCGGTGAGCGTCTTGGCCGCATCCTCCAGCACCTTGTCAGGCCGATTGAGTTCGTACCAGAAATCAACCTTTCCGCCCTTGAGTTGGTACTTGAGCCGCGCTTCAACCATGTAGGCTGATCCACCCCAGAACACCGGCACGCCGATTGCAAACCTGCTGAACACCTCCATGCTCTTCACTGTCTCGGCGTTGCTGTCCTCGACGTATTCCATGCGCACGCCGCCGGATTGCAGGCGGATCGCGCTCTTGATCGTGGAGTCCTGCGCGATTTCCAGATTGGTGGCCATGGTGAGCATCGCCGCGCCAGACGGGAATCCGTCAACCGTAGCGATGTCGCCCATGTTGTCCTCGATCCAGCAGGCAAACTCTGCCTGGCTGAATCTCTGGCGATCTTTACCCGTCCAGCGCTGCCACTCGACAGACTTGGCGGGCGTCAACTTGGCGATATGGTCGCGCCATTGCTGGCCATCCACCTCTTCGCCGTGGTCATTGATGATGCCGGTGTATGCGACAACACCCTTCTGGTAGTCCGCCTCACACCAGATGGTTGCGCTGGCGAGTGATCCGTGGCGCTTGAGGTAGGAAATAAAGCCTTCTGCGTCGGCCAGCGAGACGGATGCCTTCTTGCGGCGCGGAGTTGGTTGCAGGTGCTCGGTGTCTTCCAGCTTCCAGCCTTCCGGCACGGCATTCAGGTCTTGGGAGAGTGCGAACGGTTTACGCGCCTCACGCGCAATGGTGGCGGCGATGTTTTCTGCTTCTTGCTTGATAGGGTCGGCCATGATTATTTCGCTCCCACTTGTTTGAGTTCTGTTGGGGTTTGCGCGGCAACGGCTTTTAGTTCCAGATTTTGCTGGCGCGGATCGTTCAACAACAGGTTTCCTTCTGGCGTCGGGAACATCAGCGTCGCGTCAGGTGCCTCTTGCGGCTTGCTCATCGTGATATTGCCGATGACCTGCATGGCGCTTTTGGTGGATTTCTTGACGCTGATTTTCAGGGTGATGGTGCCCGCCTTCCCGGTGGAATCAACAGCGGCCACCAGCTCGGCCAGCTTGTCGCCTGCCTCGTCAAGGAAGGTTCCGCCTGCCAGGTGTTTCAGTGTTTCGTGGATTGGTTTTGCCATGATGCTTTGCTCCTTTTGTGAGTTGAAAAATTACTATGCGTCCAGCTTGGTAAATTTGTGCGCGCCCTTGATATGCTTGCCAAGATGGGAGCCGGCCGATTCGGCATCACGCATGGCGTCAAACTTCTCTTGAGGCACATCGTGGTAGTGGTACACGCCGCCGCTGTTGAACTTCACAGCCATCGTCTTGCTGGTTGGGTCGTACCCTATCGAGTGAACCTGGCTCGACTTCTTGACCGGGTTTAAGCTGATTTTGACGGGGTTCGGTTTCATGCTGCCTTCCTTTCTTCGTGCTGAATGTCGCCACGGAACTCTTGCAGAATCCAGTCCAGGGCGGCTTCATTGGTTGTGCCAAAAGTGGTTGCAACGGCATCGAGCAGTTCGATGCGATTTGGGCGGCGCGGCGCAATTGCTTGTGCGATGGATACCGGTGCAACAGCGTGCATCACTTCGCCAAGCGTAAGGGCTTCTGCTTCCTCGCCTTGCGCCGTTGACTTTGCCGGTAACGGGAACGGCCATGTGGCGACCGGGCGTGGGATAGGCGCAGGCTTTGTGTCCTGATCAGCCTTGAGCTTTGCAGCAGCCTCCATAGCCGCTTTGGCGCGCTCTTCTTCGTCCGCCTTTGCTTTGGCTTCTGCTTCCGACTTTAAGCGTGCAGCAGCTTCGGCCTCGATCTTGGCCTTAGCTTTAGCCTCTTCTTCAATGCGCATTTTCTCGCGCTCGGCCACAAGGATTGCTTCCGCTTCCGCTTTGGCATTCGCATCTGCTTCCGCTTGCATAGCAACGCGCTGCGCTTCGACCTTGGCGGCTTCCGCTTCCTTGTGATCCTTAATGCGTGAAGTCACAACGAGCTGGAAGTCGTCCATTGGCTTGCTGATGATCGCGGCCATATCGCTGAACAGGAACCCGAACCCGGCGGAAGTTTCCTTGCACCATGCAAGCTTGGCGCTCACGTCTTTGCAAAGCGCGGTAGATTGCATTTCAGCGAGCGCCATCATGTCGTCAATGGCCGCCTGCATGGATGCGTATTTGCTCTTTCCTTTGATCGCAAGCGCGAAGTCCGGCTTAGTAACATTGAGCCGGTTTGGCTTGATCGTTTCTTCGAGTGCAGCGAAAAATTCATTGAACTTGTTTTTCGCCTCGTTCACCATGGCCGCTTTCTTGGCTAAGTCTTCGCGCTTCACATCCGTTTCGAGTTGCAGTGCGGTGACGCGCGAATCTTCGTGCCATGCGTCGATCATCCGGGCTGCTTCGCCGATGGTCGTAGTCTGCGCCAGCATGGACTCTTTAATCGCCATGAGCTTGACGCATTGCTCGCGGAGTTTCTTTGCTGCTTCCTTGGCGTTGGAAAAGTCTTGATCACTGACGAGAACGATGCTCCTCAGCTCGGCCAAGCGAATAGCAAACGCTGCTCCGTACTCAACCATGTTGCTCTCGGTGATCTCGCCTTGTGCATGAATAAACAGAGTAGGGAGGTCGATTACAACTTCGGCTTGTGGACGTTCGGCAACATGGCGAGGCTCGTATTCTTCACGGTCTTTGTGGAACTGCGCCCAACCGTTGATAATGCGGTTGAACCACACCGAATCCGGGAATACCTCCATGGTGTGCGTGTTTTCTTCAGTGCCGTCCGATACGGAAAAAATCAGCTTCTCGGCACCGGATACCAATAACAACTGGTAGCACTGAGGGGCGTGCTCTTCGGGGAGCGTGTTGTTTTTCACCAGCTCAACAATGCGTGCATTCGGCTGCTTGTTTTCCCAAACGATGGCGCCTGACATCACCGCTCCGTCGCACGATGCCGACATGCGACCGCGAGAAAGCACAATAGGATAGAGCTTGCTGCCGATCATCTTTTCGATGACCGGGCGAGCCAGCGCTTCTACTGCGTGCCCATGGTCAAGGACATTTTCTTGTACCCACGCGCTGAATTCTTTCTTCATGCCAAAGCACTTCAGGTTCAGCAGCTCGGTGCGCGATGTGGTCTTGGATATGGCAAGCATTGCCGCCGCTTCGCTTGATCCATCGTGATTGTCGCGGAACTCGTGCCATTCAGGAGTTCCCTGAGCAAGATCGTGCTCGATGAGCGGGTTTTCGAGTAGCCATTGTTGTACGTTTTGCATGATTTATTTCCTTCAGGAATTTGTATGTTCTTCGTGCTTAGTTGGATCAGGAGCCTTCTTTTTCCCATGCATCAATCTGGAATTGCTGTTCTTCAGTCAGGATCATTGAAGTCTTAGCTGTGGCGATGATGGACTTCGCTTTTTTCTTACCGCTGCGCACCAGTGGCTCCCATTCCTTGCTGAGTTCGGAGAACTGATCGGCGGTGCAGGTTTGCAACTCACCCTTTCCGACAGGCTTTCCGGGCTCACCATTCCCCTGTTCTGCCTTGTTTTGCATCACGCTCTGCCAGGTTGCCTCGCCGTCCTTAATCGCGCCGAAGATTCCACGCAGTGTCACGATTTGAGGCGGAGAACATTTGGCGAGGTCGTGCCCAAGGTATGAGGCCAGATCAGTCGCGGTAACTCCGATGGAAGAGAATGCGTCCACGATGCGCTTACGCTCTGCGTCAGGGTCTTTTGCCGCATCGTCCAAGCGAATCTTTTTGATGATCTCTTCAGCTTCATCGCATAAATCGCCGGGGATGATGCGCAGGCCAAGCGAGCGCATGGCCTTTGAGATTAGGGCTCCGCGCTTATTGAGCAGGTCATCGTCAGTTCCGAGTACGGTGTAAACGTCCTTGTTGTAGCTGTTCTTGCGCACGCTGATGTAGGAGCCATCGCTATTCGGCTTGCTGCGTTCAACAGTTTTCGATACGCGCACGTCAAGCGGGTAGGTAATATTCGCTTCCAGATCGGTGACTGATACGCGGTGAACTTCCTTTTGCTCATCCTCGAAGATCATGGTGGTTTCGACCAGCACGTTCTTCATGCAGCGCAAGGCGACTTCCACAAAGCGGATGCCCAAACCTTCAACACCCTGGCCGATAGGCTTGATGTAATAGGCGCTCTTGTTATTTGCGAAGCTCGGGCGGCGGCATTCTTTGAGCAGCTCTTGGCGTACCGAATCCATGTTGCGCGGATTGCGCATTGCCATCAAATATCTACTCTCGACCATCGCTTTCGATTGTGCTGCGATGGCAGATGATGCCGTTTCAACAACGGCCAAGGTTTGACTTGAACTACTAAAATCCTGACGTACTGAAAGTGCTGTGTTCATTGTTTGGCCTCATTTTGTAATGCCCGGCGAACTCGACGAGCTTGGTTGTGACACGATGGATGAAATGCGTACCCACCTGATTTATTGATAGTCAGTGATTCAGGTTGGTCGTATTTTTTGCAATAAGGGCATTTCAAGTTGCTTGGATTTCCAGACTCAGCCAACGCCTTTGTGCGCATGTGAAGCAGGCGGTGATATTTTTCGTCTGGGCAAATCACCAAATTTGACGGATTGTTGTTTCCCTTGTTTTCGTCAACATGGTGTACGCAAGCGCCTTTGGGGAGCTTTTTTCCAAGTGCTTTCTCAGCAATAACGATGTGATTGAAAGTCAGCTTTCCACCAGAATAAACTTGGTGGTATCCCTCGGTATTCGTACTCCCTCTTCCGTTATCGGCTTTCAGTCGGCCTGCCGATCCAACGCTGCCAGTTCTGATCTTGCGCTTATAGTGCATATTGCATAACCCAGCCGCCCTCACTTCTCGCCCACATAATGCGATTGAACATAATTTTTTATGAGCTACGTCATTCATTTTGTGTGCTCCTGTTGGTTATTTAATATCTTGTTGTGATCGTGTTGTGCGCCATACGGATTGCATCACCAAGCCGGTGTCCGCGTTGCAGGTAATATAGGACGTTGTTGGCGAATTCGTAGGCGCGCAGAATGCGCTGTTCAAGTCGGCGAATCATTTCAGGTTCACCAGTTTGAGGTGATTGCACTGCAACAGCAGCCCGTCGAAAGTTATTCCCCCGCCGTTTGCGCATTTCGCCATCGTGGCGCTGATGCGGTCGTATTGCTGGCGGTCGGCCATTGTGTCTAGGCGGTGTTGGATCACGTCGCGGTAGCCTGCGGTGAGTGTCCACAGCATCACGGCTGCTGCGGCTGCCATCACGACATAGAACAGCGGCGTGGCGTGACGCTCGATTTCAACCATGCGCTGATTCTCGCGTGCGATTTCAGCGCGGCGGTTGAGTCTGTTTGCGATGTGCTGGTGAGCGAGTGTTGTCATGCCGCTCTCCTCATCATTTCGCCGTCGCGCTTGCGGTCGTGATGCTCGTCGCTTCGTGCGGCAGCGCATTCGTCGCATGGGCATTTGGCTGGATGCGCTTCATAGTTGATTTCCTTCATGAGCGCGTCTGAGGCATCCTCCAATTCGCTGGCGCTGCCAACCAGCGACGACACCCGGTCTACTAAGCTGTTTATGATGTGCTTGCATTCCAACAGGCTCGCGCCCTCGATGAAGCGCGCCACATCAACCAGATCATCCAAACGGCTCATTTTGGCCGCCTTAGCCTGAGCCGATTCCATCATCGCCTGAATGTCCGGCAGCTCCATCAGATTGTTGAAAGTGTTGTGAGTCATATTGCCTCCGCAAAAGTTATCTGGGAGCCGTCCGGGCCAGTGGGCAAGCACGCTGACGAAAGTGCTGCAATCGGCCTGTATTCCGCTATCAGGCTGCGTGGTGCGACTCGCTCCATGTGTCAGGCGGCGCGCACCTTATTGCTCAATCAGCAGTGAGGAGTTGGTAGCCGATGATGCTGCTCACAATTGAGCCTAGCGACCGTATATGAAGCTCCTGCTGGATGAACCAGGTGATGCCTCACTACCAACTCCTTGCTGCCGACTGTTTTATTTCATCTGAATCCGTCAATCTGTCTTAAACCCAATGCTGGCGCTACTTTGCTTATGTGCTGCGTTCTCGCTACCGTCCAGGTTCATCGAAATCATCCTGGTTCACTTTGCCCGCGATTCAGACTGACGCTACTGGGAGGTGCTGCTCTATCCTCTGTTCGCCGCTGCCGGGCTGCCGGTGTCCCGTGGTGAGTTACGGGATGGGTGAACAATAAGGCATTGCCTAACTCTTGTCAATAGGCAATGCCTTACTTTTTTGCTATACTGCGACCAGCCAGGGTTTTCTTGCGGGTGTTTGCGGGGGAATCGAGGTGAAGGAAACTAGAATGGGACGGGAATGTTCTCCCGCCCCACCATAGCTAGGTGAGCAGCAACACAGCCAGCCAGACCAGGGCTTGCGCAAGCTGGATGGCCTGCTTGGCTGTGAGTTTCACCGACAGCGTGAACTCGAACATGGGTTTTCTCCATAAAAGAGCGAGCGCCGAGCGCCCAGCGCCCGCCGTTAGACGGACGTTGGTTGGTGGTTACGGATTGGCCTTGGCCACCATCTGTCGCCTTGCAAGGGCGGCAGGGATTCCGCCGTCACACGGCGGCCACCGGTTTCCCCGTAACGCAGGGGTGCGAGGTGGCGGCGGTTTCCAATTTTTCACTGGCATTATATGCCCGTGACCTGAAAGCCGGGATATTCCGGGCAAGAAAAAACCCGCGCGGGGCGGGTTAGATTGGGGGGCTGCTAATGAATGAAAATCAAATATCCGACGCTATTGTTGCTGGGGCTGGATTCAAGCCTGATGCGACCGTCACCGACGAGGAGATCAACGCCAGGATCAATCGCTCTTTGGAGCGAAGGTGTTTAGCCTATGAAGCCCGCGCAAAATCTCAAGAGCGAAGTCGGTGCCAGCGCTGGTTTCCCCTAGATCGACTTTTCGCCTGGCTAAAGAACCTTCCATCGAGTCGGTGAGCTGGTCAAGTGTAAGGACGTTGTTTTCGTGCAAGGCGTAGACCAGCGCGGAGAACGCGCAGAGAAATTCTGATTTTGTGAGAGGGGTGTCCATGACGCTCCTTTTCGTTGAGGTTGATTATGTTGATCGTGCGCGGCGTTACGCTGAATCAAGAAACCCAAGTTGGGTGTCTCGGCTCGCCAGATCAAGTATTACTACAACAAGGCTATGTTGGATATGAACCGTTACGCCCTTTACCTCAGATGGTGCCGCCAATGTTAGGGTTAGGTATGGGTTTGCCGTTTCAATATCCCTGCAAAGGAAAGCAGCACGGTTGTCTTTGTGAAAAATGCCGGAATGCAGATAACGATGAAGGTAGTTGAAATCATCGGCCATGACGCTGTTGTGCAGATAGACAAGGCTAATGGCTTTTTTCATTCCCAGCGATCCTTTTCTTTCGCCGCTTCCTTTGTCTGCCATTGCATATTGCCCGGAGCGTCCGCGCCGCCACGCTTGAGCGGCACAACGTGGTCAATAACGTAGCCAGAGCAGCGGCCAGTCGATTTGCCGGTGGCCGGGCACGGGTTGGCACGCTTGAAGTCTTTTATCGCGCTGGCGCTGCGCTGGATGCGGCCATTGCTGTCACGCGGGCAAGTGTCGCAGCGCGGGGATGCGAATGCCAGCGTTGATACCGTAAGGAATGCGGAAATAACAAGGTGGACGAGAATTCGCGGCATGTTATTTTTGTCGATCAGCGGCAATCCATAGTGCAAACGCGATCAGTGATGCCACAACAATCTGGATGGCCAGAAGCCCCGTGTTGACGGCAGCGCGGTCATCGTCCGGGTCTCCGGTAAATATGAAGTGGTAACCGTGCCCGTTAATGCCGCCACCAGGATAATGAAGCCCGAACGGCGGGAACAGCATCATTAAAAATATGATTGCAGCAGCGGCAATAAGAATAATTTGTCTGGTACTAAATTTGGTTAGCATCCGTAAATCCCGGGGTGGCGTTCGCAGTCGTCGCGGGTGTTGCCGTCATTTGAATATGCCGCAGACCTATCTCTTGGCTGCTGCGCATCCGAGATAAACCAATACCCGACAGACGAAGCTAGGAAAAATACCGCGACATAGATAAACGGCATTCCAAAACGGCCAAATTTTGATGCAGCAGACTTGATCCATAGCAGGTTTGCGGCAACCGTAATTATCAACAGCGGTGGCACCAGGATGATGTCAAATACCAGCACGGCGAAGATGATTTTTATGGCGCTCATGCTGCGTCATTTAAGATTTTGGCGTTTCTGATTCTAGTGGCCTGAAATTCTTATTATCATCTGCGTGGCACCCACATGACGGGCTTAACGATCCATCGCAGCATGTTACTCGCTCGCCAGAGCACCCACACACACCGCCATGCCAAGAGCAGCATCCGCTTCGCGCCAGTTGTTCTTGCGTCGCTCCATCAGCCTTGAGTTTGTCGCATTGCTGTTGATCTGCGGAGTATGCGTTGAAAGAAAATAACAACAGAGTAACGAGTAGCCATTTCATGGTAATTCTCCTTGTGGTTAAGTTGAAAGCCTCCTGGTGAAATGGCGCTTCGCGCTCGCGTTAATCTTGCTTTACATTATTTTTTTCAAGCATTATTAGTGCTGCCTGCGCCTGCGATTTCCAGCGCAGGGATTCACCTGAATTTTTATCATTCCGTTGTTCGATATTTTTCAATTCTTCTTCAAGCGAGTTGACGTAGAAAAACACTGCAATCCCGCTGACACTCACAAGCCCCGCACCAATAAACCAAACAGCGGAACCAACCCAGTACAGCACCGCGCAGCACCACATATACATAAATCCAAGACCAATCAGCCCGGCGTAACTTTTGCGTGTTTTGCTATTCATTATTGGCATTGTCCACCACCTCAAAAATCAAACCTCAATTGGATTTGCAGGTAGAGCACGTTATTTTGTGGCGCGCTTCGGCGCGCTTCCGTGGTTGCCGTTTGGTTTCTTATCAGAAAAAGCCTCTTTTACCATCCTGCTTTTTTGCCCTTCGGACATTTTCAGCATGTGAAGCATCACATCGCTGATTTTCTTGTCTACTTTAGCGTCTCCCAACCAGTATTCATAAGGCAATCCAAAATACTCAACTAGGTGCGGTATATGTGTTTTGTCTATGCGCCCATATTTTTGCCAATCAGCCGAAACGGTTGACGGTTTAACTCCAAACTCTCTCGCAACATCGGCTTGCTTAATCCCTTTAGCTTTGATTGCTGCGCGCAATTTATCTCCAATATGTTGGGCTGAATTGTCTTTAATCGTGTTAGGCATTGCTTAATTTAATACGCTATATACTGCATTAGGCAATACCTATTGACACAGGTTAGGCATTGCCTTACTATCTCCGGCATGAAAACGAACCCTATTTCTCTTGCGTGTGATGTTGTAGGTGGTATGGGAGTCTTGGCTGGAATCATTGGTGTGTCAGCTCCGACCATAAGCCAGTGGCGCACCGGTATCCGCCCAGTCCCGCTCGAACGCTGCACCGCCATCGAGCAAGCCACCAACGGCCAAGTCACGCGCAAAGACCTGCGCCCGGACGACTGGGAGGCTATCTGGCCTGAGCTTACTGATAAGAAAGCCGCCTGATGACTATTGAAGCGCATCAAGCTCCTGAGCGTGTTTTGCCAGTGCTTCCGACAGGAGGAGCAGTATTTTTCGATCCACTAAAACCGGGTAACGATCATTTGCGGTGCTCAGTATCAATACCCCAATCGTTGTTGAATCTGGAACCGGTGCGAATTGGTAGCCTTGAAGCGGTAGTGCCTTTTTATTTTCGATTGTCATCCGATAACCCCTTAATGAAATTTCCTGAGCTTACTGATAAGAAAGCCGCCTAATGACTTCTGCCGGCCACAACGCAATACCTCCCTTGGTCGGCTTTGCCCGCGCAGAAATGCTGCGGGCTTTTTTACAACAAGGTGCCTCATGAGTGAACCGCAAGACGACGCGCCGCTGGCATCGCGCTCCGGCACGTCAAACCCGTTCGGCAAATGCACAGAAGATGTCCGGGCAAAGGTTCCGTATGCCATCAAAGAAGGTCTTTCCCGCCTCGTTAATGAAAGCGGGATGAGTGAGGCCGAATATGTGCGCGATGTGCTCATGGTTCATGTTCTCGGTGTTGATGCGGTTATCAAGATACATGAGGAACGGATCAAGAGGTTTGCTGGAATAGGGCAAGAAAAGGCATGACCAAGACGGATGCATGGATGCCACTATGGATCGGCGCTTATCTCGCCGACACGCTACATCTTGCGCGCGATGAGCATGGCGGCTATCTCCTGTTGATTATGGCGTACTGGCGCACACGCTCACCACTTCCTGACGACAACAAACACCTTGCCGCTATTGTAAAAGCCACGCCAAAGGAGTGGAAATCGCTTCGTCCGATTCTTGCAGGATTCTTTCAAATTGAAAATGGCGTATGGCGACACAAGCGTATCGACCAAGAGCTTGAGGATGCCGGTCAGAAAAAAGCCAAAGCAACAAGCAAAGCTCAAGCAGCAGCGCAAGCACGTTGGAAAGATGCTCCAAGGAATGCTCCAAGCATAAATCAAAGTGATGCTCCAAGCATTCCTCAAGCATTGCATAAGGAATGCCCTACACCATCACCTATAAAACCTACCAGTCAACCAGTCAACGCGCACGACCCCGAAAAATTCGCCATGCGCATCGGCTGGGAACCATCCG